ATTTACCAGCACATTTAAAAATAAAGTAGGAGGTTTAATTGCATATGGTATTTAATTTAGAGAAGTTCAAAGTGGGAAATGCGATAAGAATAAGTTGTGAAAGATTTGGTTTTGAAATTGATTGTATTGTAGTAGTAGCAACAGAAAAAGAATTAAATTTAGCATACTTTGATGAAGGTAGAGGCTGTATGGAGTATCAAGCCTTAATAACAGAAGATATTCAAGATGGTGATTATGAGATTAAAATTTTATCTTAGGAGGAAATAAAATGGTAGGTTTATTTGCAATATGTTTAGCAGGATTATTTCAATAAAAAAAGTGCTGGTCAAAGTAACCAACACATACAAAAAATTCAACTTATTTAGGAGGATACCATAAAATGAATAAAATTTCAAGTCGTAGAAAATATTTAGATGCTTTTATAGTAACTGATACTAAGAACATAGATAAAATTGATTGGCTTAAAAATAGACAATTAGGAATAGGGGGTAGTGATGCGTCAGCAGTAGCAGGATTAAATCCCTGGAAAACTTCTGTTCAAGTATATATAGAAAAGAAAGAAGAAATACCAATAGAAACTAAAAGTTTCAGAATGGAATTAGGCAATAGATTAGAAGGATTAGTTGCAGAACTTTTTACAGAAGAAACTGGTCTTAAGGTCCGTAATGTAAATGGAATGTTGAAAAATGAAAAGTATCCTTTTGCAATAGCTAATATAGACAGAGCTATAGTAGGAGAAAAAGCATTTTTAGAATGTAAGACAACAAATAGTTTTTCTATAAAAGAATGGGAAAATGGAGTTCCACTTCATTATGAAATACAATGCTTACACTATATGGCTGTCACAGGAGCTACACATTGTTATATAGCAGCACTTCTTGGAAATGAAAAGTTTGTATGGCACAAGATAAATAGGGATAATGAAGTAATTAAAAATCTAATGAAAATAGAGAGTGAATTTTGGGAAGAAAATGTATTAAAAGACATTTTACCAATTCCTGATGGTTCAGATGCTTATAGTGAGTTTCTGAAAACAAGGTATAAAAACTCAGTAAAAGAGAAAATAGAACTAAATCTACTTGAAGATGGTATATCAAAGTTAAAAAGATATGATGATATAGTTTTACAAATGAAAGAACTAAAAGGAGAGAAACAGCTAATAGAACAAGAAATACAAAGTGAAATGAGAGAGTTTGAGTTAGCTACATTAGGCGGAAGAATAATAACTTGGAAAGGAGCTACTAAAAGGTCCATTGATACCAAGAGATTAAGAGAAGAAATGCCTGATATAGCAGAAAAATATACAAATATAAGTTCATACAGAACATTCAAAATAAAATAGGGGGTAATATATATGGCTAGTGAAAAAGCAAAAGGAGCATTAGAAAAGAAAGTTTCAGGAGCAAATACAGTCAAGGTAAGTCCAAGTAAAGGTATGGAGCAACTTATGAATAAAATGGCAAGTCAGATAAAAAAAGCTTTACCTAGTATGGTTTCAAGCGAGAGATTTCAAAGAGTTGCCCTAACAGCTTTTAGTAATAATCCAAGGTTACAATCATGTGAACCTATGAGTTTTATAGCAGCAATGATGGAATCAGCTCAATTAGGTCTTGAGCCTAATACGCCTTTAGGTCAAGCATATTTGATACCATATGGAAATAAAGTGCAATTCCAAATTGGGTATAAAGGACTTTTAGAATTAGCACAAAGAAGTGGAAAGATAAAAACTATATATGCTCATAAAATAAGAGAAAACGATAAATTTGAGATTAAATATGGGCTTCATCAAGACTTAGTTCATGAACCTAAATTAAATGGTGATAGAGGGGAAATAATTGGATATTATGCAGTATATCATTTGGATACAGGAGGACATAGTTTTTCTTTTATGACTAAAGAGGAAATTATAGAATTTGCAAAGAGTAAAAGTAAAAGTTATAGTAGTGGACCATGGCAAACAGATTTTGATTCAATGGCTAAAAAGACAGTTATAAAACAGTTATTAAAATATGCACCACTTAGTATAGAATTACAAAAAGCTATGGTAGGTGATGAAACAATAAAATCTGAAATAGATGAAGATATGAGCATGGTCGTAGATGAAAGCGAAAGTTTAGAAGTTGATTTCGAAGTAAAAGAAAATATGGATGGTAAAGTTAGTGTGGAAGAAGCTATAAATGTTGATTAAGTAGGTGAGGCACCTTGAATGAAGATAAGTCAGTTATAGAGAAATTAAATATATTAAGTGGTGGATACGGTCTTATGCCAAGAATAATAGCAAGAGATAGGTGGTTGACAGTTGGCGCTAGAATGCTGTATTCATATCTAACTAGTTTTGCAGGGAATGATGGAACATGTTTTCCATCTAGGGATTTAATTTGTTATGAACTAGATATATCAAAAGACACATTTACAAAGTACAAAAAAGAGCTAGAGATGAGTGGCTATATAAGGGTTCATAAGAATAAATCCAAACAAGGCAAGATGCAAAACAATATATATGAAATAGTATTTGATAGAACTTATATAGATGAATGTATTTCTAAGAGAGGTTTAAAAGAGGAGAAAAAGAAGAAAAAGCCATGTACTAAAAAGCAAGACACGGAACCGTATCCTAAAAATGTAGACATGGAACCATGTCCTACTTTTCCGGACACGACTCAGCCGGACACGGAAAATATGGACACTAATAGTAACAGTATTAATAGTAACAGTATTAATAATATGTATATAGTAAAGCAACCTGTGGATAACTTTTTAAAAGAATTTAAGAAGCTGTATGAAGAAAATATAGGAGTAATATATCCAGTTACAGCTGAATGGTTATTAGAAGTATCTAATGAAGTAGATATAAGAGTATTTAAAAGAGCTATAGAGATATGTGCTGAAAAGATGAATATGAATCTAGCATACTTAAAAGGTATCCTTAAAAAATGGAAGGATGCAAATATTACTACATATGAGCAACTGGAATCATATAGATTACAGCAAGAAAATAAGAAAACAAAAAAAGTAGTTAATAACCATGTGAGTAAAAATAAGTTTGCTAACTTTGAACAAACATTTACTAAGTATTCAGAGAATGAGCTTGATGACATTATTAAGAAAAGCCAAAAAGAGAAGTTTGGAGTAGGAAGTTAAAATATTGGAGGGATGAAAGATGGAGTTAAAATTTAGAGAATGGAATAAAAATGGTAAAGAAATGTATAGTTATGATGAAATGGTGTGCTATTCTAAAAATTTGCTTAGAGAGTGGGTTTATAGTGGTGTTTATTTACCAACAAGCAATGAAAATTTTGAGGTTATGATATATACAGGTTTGAAGGATTACCATGGAAGAGAAGTATATGAGGGCGATATTGTTTCATGTAATGATTTAGTACATGAATCTGACTTTTTGTGTGAAGTTAAGTTTTTAGATGGAAGATTTGTTGTTATAAATGATTTGCTAAAAGAAAAAATATCTTTATTTGAAGAAAGTCTGGATATTGAAATTGTTGGAAATATATATGAAAATACTGGAATGTTAGAGATGATAAGAAAAAATAAGATTAATGTTTGTTATCAATGCAGAAATGAAGATATAAGTGAAGATGCAAGATATTGTAAGATTTGCGGAATAGGATTAAGAGTTATGGAATTAGTAAGTGTTTTTAACTTTGAAACAGGAGAAGAAGTTTACTCATTCTTAACAGGCAAAGAATGTCTTATAGATTTTGGAGATTTAAGAGAAGATAATCCATGTAAATTATTCTTCGAAAATGCAGAGTTAAGAATTAATGGAGTAAAAAGCTTTTATCAAGATGAAAGAGGGATATTCATTAAAGATGATGAGTACAGCTATAGAATAATATTTAAAGATTTGGAGTGGTAGAACATGGCTAAAGTTTGGGTAGATGCAGGAACGTTTTTAGAAAAAACTA